ATCAGATTAGTCTGAATCATTGTGTTCTCATAGATAAACTCTGCTGAGTAAGTATCATTAGCATGAATGCCACCGACTCTTGCAGCAGCATCAAAAACATAATCAATCTTATGGGTCTCAAATAATCCCTTAACTTGAAATGAATCAGTAAGATCAACCTCTTTACGAGTACGAGTAATGATATGCTCATAACCCATACTCTTTAGTTTGCGAACAATAGCAGAACCAACAAGTCCTTTGTGTCCTGCCACAAAAATAGTAGAATTTTTATCCATTGTCCTTATCTTCATGGAATAACTACTTCAGGAGTAGGTAGTGGGAATAGCAAACGCTTACCCTTAAACTTAGGATTCTTAACAAAGAATTCCTTGAAATGCCAAGGAAGAACAATGTATACATCATAATCTTGTTCCATTACCTTCTCTTCAGAAGCAATAGGAATCCAAGTTCCTGGCGTATAAGATCCATCCTTGTCGGGATTTACATCACCAATGACAGAAATATCATTAGGAGTAACTTCCCATGTCTGAAGTGTTACATTACCCTTGGTGCTTGCACCTAAAGCACAGACTGTAGCTTTGTTCTCCTTATAGAAGGTTAACATCTTCCAGAACTGTTCTCTATTCTGCACCAATCTAATACCAAACTCTCTCCAAGGTTTAGTTGTATTCAACTCTTGATCTAATTCACTAGCAAGAATACCAGTCAACTTAGTCTTACATTCCTCTCTCTTACTGCTACTCTTAGCAACAACAACAGAGATGCTACCACCATTAACATTATTAAATTCAAAATCAACAATCTTAAACCCTGCCTTATCCATGATATATTTGAGTTGCCTCATACCATAGTAAGATAGATGCTCGTGGCATACAGTATCAAAAGAATTTGCCTGTAGCATTGTTGGCATGTAACTCTGTTCCAGTACCCAGACACCTTCAGTATCAAGACACTCACGAACTTGACATGCAAACTCACATGGATCCTCTAGGTCATAGAACATAGAGAAGGATGTAATAACCTTTGCCTTCTGCTTACCATATCTCTCTTGGAATGTATCAGCAGAAAAGAAGTCGGCAATGTAATTAACATTATCAGGAATAAAATCCTTAAACTTCTTAGAGGTGGGATCAATACTAACTAACTGACAGTCCTTAGGGAAGAATCCCAAGAAGGTTCCATCGTTACCAGCAATGTCACATACAATATCACCTGAGTCAAGCTTGACATCAGCCATGATCTTGTCTGCTTTACCTTTAAGGTGCTTGACCATGCTACCGTTAAGTCCAGAACGATACCCATACTCATCTCCATACATTGTAGGGAGATCAAAGGTATGCTCTAGTTGTACATGACCACACCCACCTTTAGTTTCATCACACTTAACAAGGGTCAATGGACCTTTGTACATGTCAGGATCAACTTTCTTAGGAAAGATTCCTGAAAGAAACTGATCACCAAGGTCGAGGACAACATCGTAATGTTGATTCCCACAGACCCTGCACTTTTCTATCTTGTGAAATTTGCTCATTGTCCGTAAATACACATGTCTTCAACGAGATCTTTAAAAGATAACTCTGGTTCCCATCCTAAGACTTCCTTTGCCTTAGTCGCATCACCTAGGAGTTGTTCAACCTCAGTTGGGCGGTAGTATTTATCGCTCACTCTGATGATGTCTCTACCCATAGTAGCACAGTAACCACGCTCTTCCAATCCCTCACCATGCCAGCGTATTCCGAATCCAAAATACTCTGCTGCATGTTCTACAAACTCTCTTACACTATACATTTTACCAGTAGCCAACACGAAGTCGTCTGGTGTATCATGCTGTGCAATCATCCACATACCTCGGACATAATCCTTAGCATGTCCCCAGTCTCGTTTAGCATCTAGGTTACCCAACACTAGTTCGTGCTGCAACCCTGATGATATGCGAGAGAGTCCCATTGTAATCTTACGAGTTACAAAGGTCTCTCCTCTTCTCTGGGACTCGTGGTTGAATAGGATACCATTACTAGCATGGATACCATATGCCTCACGATAGTTCTTAGTAATCCAATAGGAGTACAACTTGGCACACCCATAAGGACTACGAGGATAGAAAGGAGTCTTCTCGTTCTGAGGAACTTCTTGGACTAATCCATACAACTCTGAGGTAGATGCTTGATAGAACCTACACTCGTGATCTAGAAGACGAATAGCATCTAGAATACGAAGGGTTCCAAGAGCATCTACCTCACCAGTATATTCAGGCATCTCAAATGACACCTTCACATGACTCATAGCAGCAAGGTTGTACACCTCATCAGGTTTAATCTTTTGAACTAAACTAATGATGCTACCTGAGTCAGTCAGATCTCCATAATGGAGTTGGATCTTCTCATATATGTGATCGATCCTGTGGGTATTAATCATCGAAGAACGACGAACTATACCATGAACTTCATATCCTTTCTCAAGGAGAAGTTCGGCAAGGTAGGATCCGTCCTGTCCTGTAATACCAGTGATCAGAGCTTTCATTATCCAAGTGTTATGTTATCAACGCCTGTTGCTTCAGGTATATTAATGACATCGCTACCGATACCAGTCGTGATAAAATCAGTGCCTAAACCACTGTAATCAAACTGTACTGTATCTGCTGCTATGGGATTGAAACCATCCCCAAAAGTTATAACGCTGTCGCCACCATGAATGCTGAAGGTATCTGATGCTTGATCTGCTCTATTTCTAGCACCTATGTAGTGCTGGAACAGTTCTTCAAGCGTTGATGTTTCCTCATCACTATTTAGGGCTGCTACCAATGCAGTCTTTAGTGCGTCCGATGCTTTTTGATACGCATCATACTTATGATTCTGTCCACAAGACATAATAAACTTAAGTTACTATCAAGTATTATAGACTATCCCTCTACTGTTGTCAATCCTTCTTTGCGTCTGAATGAACCTTTCTTACAAAAGTACAACTGATGATTTTCTGTGGTCACATAGTACCCATCTATATCAGTACCATCATCAGTATATCCATACCCTTTAACCTTCTCTTCTATGCCATCTATTCTAAACTTCTTAGTCCCTCCTAAGTAGTCATGGTATCTGGCATCTAGGTTGATCATCGTTCCTCGAAGGTTAGTTTGCGGATCTTACGCTTACGGCGTTGTTGCTGCCATTCTAACTGATCTTCAGTCAAATGTCCAGATTCCGTAACATTTGTATTTAGAACCTTAACATTCGCTAAAGATTTTGCTGTGAAGGTAGTATCATCTACTACCATTTGGTTGCTGCATCCACATGTCTGGGGCTTTCCTGTGCTCTGTATTACTGTGTTGCATACTGTGCATTGTACTCTCATTGTTCTTGTTCCAGTGTCTAATGTTACCTGCAATAATAAAGCAGTTAGTTATTACTAATTGTAAAAAAATAAATGATCTGATGACACATATAATATCATCATAGTTTTTAGTTGTCTCATCATGGAAGGATCCTAAAGCATACTTCCATATCTTCCAAAATTCCCTCATTAAAAGAATGTTACCTCAGTAAACCTTGTCTTGTCTTTGTACCTATCATCTACAATAGTTTGACCGTGCGGCCATTGACCAGGAAATGCAACCAAACAATTAAATCGATTTAAAATACATAATCGTTCTGTAAACCAAGAAGGATCTTTCCAAGGTATGACATGTTCTGTATCTTTATCTAGTTGTTCCTGTCCTTTTGGTTCTGCACTATAGATACTAGTTCCTGGCGTATGTTGTTCATCAGGATTTAAATAAATTAAAACATTTAATCTACAGTCAACATGAGGTGTCCAAAAATATGGTTGACCAGGATGATCTTGAAGTAATCTAAACTGATTAAACATAGCAATAGGATTCTCATCAAATGCATCGTTCTGTTCTATCTTATAAAATTTAATTAAATTTTTAAAGAGATTTACTCTACATGGATCATGCCTAAGATCAGCATAAGTTTGTCCATCAATAAAATCTTTACCATTTAATCTTTTTTCTCCTGGTGGTTTAAGAGATACCACAGGTAATTGACTTAGATAATTATGAACTCTTTTAGGTCTCTCATAAATGTTATCAACAAATACAATATGAGATCCATTGAAAGGTTGAATAGTAACCTTCCACTTATCATTCATTAAGAAATCATCATACTCAAATAATTCAGGACACTTCATTTGAACATAAATGTATAATTGACACGGCGATTACTATGCCCTGAAAGCATAGAAACACCATTTGTTTTGTGGAAATATTTAGAATCAAAAAGTATGATCCTATTATAGTTATAAGAAATAAGTCTGGGATTAGCACCAGACTCTTTTAAATACTCACTGATACCATCGACATCAGAATTGTATTGATCATAAGTCCAATCTTCAGGTCTTTTCTTATCATATATTATAAGTCCATTACTATTAGGATCATCAATACATGTATTAGGTGTAACCCATAGGTTAACATTAATAACTGCAGGATCTGAATGAGGAGTAACTCCCACACCCTTATTGTCACACACGAAAGCCCAACCTCTATCAAATTCTAAACTATGTAATGGAGAAAATGCTCCATGTATAGCATTAATAACATCAGGTAAAATTGGAAAAGGAAAATTTTCTCTATCAAAATTAATAGAATAGTAATCCTTATACTTATCGTCTACTTGAGTATGATTGATTGCTAATTGATGAAGTTCATTAGTAACATCTGTATATAAGAAATCATCTATAACAACATACCCATCTTTATTAATAGTATCAATTAAGTTCATTCTTATTAATACACTTGATAGCAATAGTAAACCTATGATGATCCTTGAATGGAGTAGCTCTATGATTTACAAAGGAACTAAACCTACATAAACTATTTGGTAATGGAGGAACACCTATGATTTTACTATCTAAATCAAACTCAGTCCAACCACCTTGGTTTAAATCATAATCAAAATTAAGTATAGGGTAATAAAGAAATGTCCATTGATCAGAATCTCCTACAGAATCAGTATGGAAGTATGCATTTTCTCTAGGTGAGAATACATTTATATACAAACGATATATTACATAATCATTCCAAAAACCAGGATATTTTTCATGAATATATTTGATGAAATAATTATACACCAACTTACTTTCTTCACTAGTCCGTGCATCTTGTGCTAACTGACTATGATTTGAATCAGCATGATAGATATCACATGCTAATCCAGTAGGAGGTTGCTCCCTGTTATCGGTTTCCCCATAACGATATAAAGCAGAATCCTCACAGAAACCTACTATATTTTCTGCAATGTTTTCAGGAAAGAAATTATCAACCTGTTGTATGCTAGGCTTTGTGTCCATGATATCCTAAGTAGTCAAGTACATGATCTCGAACTTCCATCAATTCATTATAGCACTTTTGATTATGAGCACATTGACGGAGTTGGTGATCTGGTTTTAATACAGATTCAATAAAAAGAGTTCTTGCTGCAGCAATCTTTTCTTGTTTCTCTCTGTCAGGAACTTGTGGAGTATACTCCCATCCATGCTCCTTAAGATGCTGCTGCTCTTCAAAGTTTAATCCTGGTGGATAATCAATCATTTGGTATAATTCTAAAAACTGTAGTGTACCTATAAGTATAAGGTACATTAGGTGCTAACCCTTTATGTGGATGATTTCCAGGAAAAATAAGAACTCTTCCTGGTACATACTCATGCTCTTCAACAACAGTGTCACCATCAACTAGTTGAAACTGTCCACCCCATTCAGGTTTCCACTCACTATTATTCATCAGCATAACAGTGAGTTCATTGTCTTGAGCATCTATATGGGTAGACCCATCCATACCATAGAATTGAAGATTAACATCAATCCTTCTCAAGTATATAGAACAGTTAAATGTGTTCTCAATAATTTCAAAAGCATCAAAAAATTTCTCTGCTTTTTTGTGCAAGAGTTGTACTCTGTTTAAACTACTTCTGACAAATATCTCAGTACCAAATAATCTATGCGTACCTTTTCTACCATATGGATGAGAATAAGCATTGGCTATATTATTAGCAGTCACAGGGACTTCATCAACAAGAATGTCTTCTAGTGAAGTAATAAAGGAGAGATCAAAAAGATCATCAATCACATGTGCGATCACGGTCTATCTTATCAAAGAATGCATCAGCGTGAATTAACTCATCAATCAAATGAATCATCTCGCTTATATGTTTTGCTATAAATGGCTTCTCAGTTCTGGCTGCAAATGACAAAGCGTTTCTTAAATTACTTTCTGCCTCACGCATTGAATCTTCTACCTGTTCGGATAATGCCATTAGGTTAATTACTTTTCAGTATTTAGTAAACATTATAAGACCCCTGACTCATAGAGTCAAGGGTCTATTTAAATTTGAATTGAATTAGTGAACTAAATTAACATCTCCTTGCAAATTCTTTTGCAAGAACTGTGATCGTCTTCGCACTCGATCAAGCAATCAAAGTAGTCGTTGACTAGATTTTCATCTTGCGATGAATCGAATTCCGTCCATTCTGCTAGTTGATTGAATGAAATCGTATTGTGTCCAGACATTTTCCTTAACCTCGTTAACCTTAACCTCATGATGTAGAGAACTCAGGTCATCTTGTTGTCCTTAATTCTATCATTATTTATACAAATATTAGCATTTCAGGACCGGCCTACTTAACAAAAATAAATGCCTACGCACTTCTACCTACTACTGCTTCATAGTCCTTTTGGAATAGTTCTAATCCCTTGTCAGTAAGGATATGATTGTACATCTTTTCAAAGACTGTTGGTGGCATAGTAACTATGTCTGCACCATACTCATAACACTTAGCAACACTATGAGCATCTCTTAGAGAAGCAGCAAGAACCTCTGTCTTAACGAAATGTTCTCTATAAAGATTAACAATCTCTTGGATTAATTTTGGTCCATCAAATGAGTTGTCTTCTACTCTACCAACAAAAGGTGAAACATATGCAGCACCTGCTTTAGCAGCAAGGATTGCCTGAGTCGCAGAGAAGATAAGAGTTACATTAACTCTGATGCCTTCATCACTAAGCAGCTTACATGCCTTTAAACCAGCAGGAGTACAAGGAACCTTGATAGTAGTACACTCACCAAACTCTTCCTTAAGCCTCTTACCTTCAGACACAAAGACATCAACCTCTTCAGTTACAATCTCCATGCTTATATCAGATACACCATGACCTGCTAGTTCTCTATAAACATCCTCAGGATTTCTACCACTCTTCATAATAAGAGTAGGGTTAGTTGTAATACCATCTATTAATCCAGTGTCAAAATGTTTAACAATGGTTGGTACATCAGCAGTGTCTAAAAAGATTTTCATTTTTGTAATTTAATGTTGAATGCTACAGTTCTTCTTAATTTATCAGATCTATGTATTGTTACTCCATGCAACATGTGCGATGGAAAAAATAATACTTGACCTCTCTTCCCCTTTAAGTGTAACCTACTCTCAGGAAAGAATAATGATCTCCATTCTGCAGACCATTCGGAATGATGTCTATGATGAAAATAGAACTGTCCAAAATCATCTTCAATATCATCCAGAAATATAACTCCAGATAAATCTGAAGGTAAATGATCATGAATTTCTTGGAACCCACCTCTTTTATAAGATGTTCTCCAAATATCATTCATTTGAATTTTGAAAGGAGGACTGGGTAACTCTGAGAAAAATGATTCTATTGAAGGACCAAGTACACCTTGATGCATGGACTCCATTGATAATCTTTCTGCTATTACATTACAACCTTTAGTCCAACCAAATTCTTGATTCTCATGTAGTTCTGCATTTTCAGCAGCACATAATAGTTCTTCCTTATTGGGAGGATCTATAAAAGAATGAAAAGAATTAACGAATGTATTATGTATCATAATAATCCTTACGGTAGTATCTACCGAGGATGTTACTATTATAATAGGCAGGTGTCCCGTCCGTCAAGCTCTCTGTCAGGACATTGTTAAGAAAGAGTTGCCTAGTCTCTTCAAAGTTTACCTTGCCTCCTGTTGGATGCGTTGAGAGGATTTCTCTCTTGAATAACTGGTTCCCAAGTAGTTTTCTATCTGCTTTAAGTTCGTCAGAGCTTCCATAGTATCTCTTCCAGTCACTCTCAGTCGTAACCCTTCTCTTACCACCTCTAGGTTTACGCTTTTGCCAAAAGTATTTGCGTCCGATGTATTGCTTGCCAGTTTGTAGATTTGTAATCCTGTAGACGAAACCGAACTGATCGTTAATGTCGTCAGTAGTAAAAGTTGAACCTTTATAGGTCCAGGGGTTTTCATAATGTCCTTCACCAGTCGATTCCATTTCATGATTTTAGTATTAACTATCTCTATATATCTTCTTACCTTTAACTATCCTACCAGTTCCCTTTGCATCATAAAATTTGACACCTTTAGTCCTCCTATCATGACGAAGATCAGAGCATTGGTCTTTCCAAAATTTTTTCTTCTCTCTATCTTTTAATATCTTCTCTATTTCATCTTCACTTCGCACAGCAAGAACAACTCTTTCCTGTATACACTTTACCACACTTAGAACACTTCTTCTTTGCTTCCCATAGATGATCTACAAACTCAGCAACAATTGGTTTCTCTGAGTCTGCCTTGAACTTCTTGTCCTCACCTTCTTTCTTCACCTTCTTAGCAGCCTTCTCTGCCGTCATTATATTAGTTGCTCTTTCTCTCCTATCATCTTTGATCTTCTTGATTGCTTTCTTCCTAGCATCTACTCGTGCCTTATTTGCTTTATCTGCTTGTGTCTTAGCAGCACTAGCACCACCTGTACTACTACTGGAACTACTAGGTTTATTTTTTGTCCACTCTGCAGCATTTGGTTTGTGATCTGGATCATTCAATCCTTTTACAGCAGAACCAATAGCACCTTTAGCAACTTGAGCAGCATATCCAGCAGCACCTTTAGCAGCATTACCTAGTGCTCTACCAACACCTTCATCCATATGCTCAACATGATCTCTGATATCATCGGGTACATTGTCCACACTACCTGATACCTTATCAGCATACTCTTGTCTTTGTTTCTTTCTTCTTAATCTAGCACCAGCATCCATTGCTTTCTCTGGTTTCTTCTCCTCCTTTTTCTTCTTACCTAACCACCCTTCAGTCTTAAGTGCTTCTTTTTCCTTTACCTTTCTATCTTCTCTACGCTGTAATATAGCATCTAACTTTGCCATCTTTGCTTTAGCAGATGGTTTACTTCTCCTAGAAACTTCCTCTACCATCTCACCTTCTGGTTGATGCTCTGCTGCTAATGCTGCATAAGGAACTGCTTTTCTATCCTTAACCTTCTTCTTCTCTACAGCATCCTTATGACGCTTAAGTCCTTTTCTTACTTCATCACCCACACCTTCATACTGTACAGATTCCATCTCAGTCCATGCTGACTTGTCACCCTTGATCTTTTTATCTCCACGGTTCATTTTGTGAAGAGATCTTCTTAACTTACCATGACCAGAAACATTATGACTGACACCAAACTTACGAACATTCCTATCTTTCTCCTTTGTTTCAGGAGATTTACCAGCATCTACCTTTGCTTCGATAGTAAGTTCTTCTTTTTTCACACCACGCTTTGCTTCATGGTCTGCTCTTCTATCCTTTCTGATACCACCACCTAGTTCATGTGACCCATGTGGATTACCATATCTCTTGTCTCTAGCAGTTGCTCTCTTATAATCAGGTAACTTCTCATCTACCTTTGCTTCTTTAACATCCTTCTTACCGAAGTTTGGATTCTTCTTGATGTATGCTTGTGCTCTATCTAATTCTTTTTGATCTCTTGGATGCCTCTTTTTATCTTTAGGATTTAAAGAATTACCTTTACTATCATACCCATGCTTGGCATCTTCAACCATCTCACCTTCAGGTTCATAAGACGCAGTAATACCTTCACCACCCTGCCTAACAGCTTGCATTTTCTTTTGCAAGACCTGCCTCTTGAGCATCTTTAATCTTTTTTCTCTAGGATCTTCCTGTTCGGCTTGCTCTATAAAATTTCCAAACTTCATGGTAATAGACTATACTATACCAGACTATTTATCCTGATACTTATTGTTAAATTCTTTGAATGATGATTGACAATTAGGTGGTTCAGGATCCTTATACCCTTTAATCTTTTTCCACTTGTTATGCATTGCACCCATCATCCATGACTGAGATAGACTCTTGGGACCATTCTCAAGTAAATCAAGTTGATACCTGCTAGAGGTATAAGCTTTGTACTCTTCTCTCCAGTTAGAGTCATCGTAATCAATTGCCATAATGCATGTTCCTATCTTTGTTGGATGATTTGGATAGTTTAGAACCTCTAGTTCTCTTTTCTCCAGTTTGACCAGATCCTTGTGGATGTTTACCTGGTTTTTCTTTTCCTAAGTTGACAGACTTGCCTGGTTTCTTAGACTCAGTGTCATGTAACCTTGCTGGTTTGTTGGGTTTCTTTGTAATCACAGACTCTTGACCATGCTTACGACCCAATCTCCTCATTGTCTTGCCAAACCTACGCTTAGACATCTTATCAGGTTTAGATGTAGAGTAAGATACTTCTCTACCAGTCTTTCCGTCATCGTACTTGTAGCTACCAGTGCTCTTCTTATATCCTATACCTTTCTTCTTTAGATCCTTTTCAAGACCCTTTCTCTTGGTACGATTACCAGACTCGCTACTACCACGATCAGCAGAAATGTGACCAGTGGTCTTAGTCTTAGCCTTACTAAGTTGTCTTGCTAAACCTCCCTCATTTAACTGAGTACATTCTAGCATAAACTCTTTATATGTTTTCATACCTAGTAGACAGTTTCCTAATTGGTATTTATATCGTACTCTATCACTATCTTCTTAGATCTCCTACCAACTGAGTTCTGTGTGTAGTATTCATTCCACTCACCATCTGCTATATTACTCATCAACTTCTTATCTAAACCTGCTAGGTTGATACAGTTATTAACTGCTGCTTTAACTGACCCTAGACCATCAGGATATGTATCCTTTGCAAATCCATTAAGGTCAGTAGTCTTGGCATTTTCTAATGCCTTATCAATGTCTATGGTAAATTCATCACTCATAGTTTAAATCCTGAGAAAGTATCCTTCTTAACATCTTGTTTGATACCACCAACAATATAAGACTCTACTTCAGTCTCTTGTGGTGCTACCTGTAGACCCTTGGAACTAATCCAATGCTGTGTCCAAGGTAATGGATTGTTTCTTAATGATATATCATAGATAGGATCCAATCCAATTGCTTTCATTCTCTTGTTAGCAATCCATTCAACATACTGTGATAGAAGCTTCTCATTCAATCCTATCATACTACCATCTTTAAACAAATACTCTGCCCATTTCTTCTCCTCATCAACAGCAGTTTCAAATGCAGACTTCAACCATTCCTTTTCCTCCTTCATTATCTCTACCATCTCTGGATCATCACCCTCTCTCCAGTTCTTTAAAATTGTTTGGGTGAGGACAAGGTGTTGGTTCTCATCTCGTGCAATGAGGGATATAATCTTAGCTGACCCTTCCATAAGCTTAAGTTCACCAAAGGCAAAACTACAAGCGAAACTAACATAAAACCTAATACCTTCCAATATATTGACATTTGCTACTGCCCTATAAAGATGTCTTTTTAAATCTTTTCTAGTCCACTCTGAATTAGGATGCTCCTTCATGTCAGGTGTCCAACCACTACTCTGACCCCATTCACTTGCTACATTAACAAAGTCATCATATGCTTTAGTAACACTAGTTGCTCTCTGAAGAATTCTATCATCAGTTAAGATAGTATCTAACACCTCAGAAGGATCAGAATAAATGTTCTTAATAATATATGTATAGGAACGACTATGAATCATCTCCATAGTCTGCCATATATTCATACAACCTTCTAATTCTGGGATAGAAACATAAGGTGTGAATGCCATACCAGGTGCTCTGCCTTGAACACTATCCAGCATGATTTGATATTTTAAATTGGATGTATAGATGTGCTTCTGTTCAGGTCTCAAAGACTCATAGTCTGCACGATCTTTCTGGAGTGATACCTCTTCAGGTCTCCAGAAGTATCCTAACATCTGTTGTGTTAACTTCTCAAATACAGGATACTTATACTCATCATATCTCTGTACCCCCAAGGGAGCACCAAAGAACATAGGTTGTTTCTTAAGGTTGACTACATCAGTGTTGAAGACAGTCATTCCTTTAATATTATTAGATGGCACAGGCATCGCACTCCGTAGCATTAGACAGACTGTCCAATAGACTATCAACAGAACCTTCTTGTGGTTTCACTTCTTCTATTTCATCAGTCTTATTATCATATGTATTCTGATAATAAGATGTCTTCCAACCTAACTTATAAGTTGTCAATAAATCATTTGCCATGACTGATACAGGTACTTCATTATCAGGATAGTTCTCTGGATTATAAGACCAGTTACCACTGATCGCCTGATCAAAGAACTTCTGCATTACTGACACTACTTTAACATATCCATCGTTATCTGGCATCTCCCATAACAAAGTGTAATGTGATTTTAACGATTGATAAGCAGGAACAATCTGCTTAAGAGGCCCCTTCTTTGATTTTTTAGTGGACAAATAATCTCGTGGGGGTTCGATTCCGTTAGTGGCATTTGACACAACCGAACTGCTCTCCGATGGCATTTGTGCTGACAGCGTTGAGTTCCGTAACCCGTGAGTGAGTATGTCTTCCCGTAAAGCTCCCCAATCAAATGATAGGTCATTGGGGACTACCTCATCTACATCTTTCTTATATGTATCGATAGGTAGAATTCCATCAGCATACTTAGTTCTATCAAAGTATCCACACGCACCATACTCTTGAGCAAGTTTGTTAGATGCTTTTAATAGATAGTATTGAAACGCTTCACTAAGGTCATGAACCAACTTCCATGCCGTTGGATCATCATAAGATACCTTATGCTTGGCAAGGTAATGTGCCAACCCAATATAACCGACTCCGAGTGATCTACGATTCTTTGTACCAATCTCTGCTGCTTTAACAGGATATCCTTGGAAATCTATCAAAGAATCTAATCCACGAACAGCAAGATCACATAGTTCTTCTAACTCAGCACCAGTAGATCTAAGAGTACCTACATTAATAGCAGATAGTATACACAGTGCTATCTCACCATCAGGATCATCTATATGCTGAAGTGGTTTAGTAGGTAATGTAATCTCCTGACATAGGTTACTCATGGTAACCTTATCCTTAAAGGATGAGTGACTATTACAATGATCTATATTCATAATATAGATACGACCAGTCTCTGCTCTCTCCTTAAGAAGATCTAGGATGAGCTCTTGTGCGTTGACTGTAGTTCTGGGGATTGAGGCATCTGATTCATATTGAGTGTAAAGAGAATCAAAAGAGTCGGTCCCAAAACTCTCATAAAGAGAAGGAACATCATGAGGGGAAAATAACGAGATGTCCTTATTGTCGATAAACCTTTGGTAAAATAACGCACTTAGTTGGATACTGTAGTCGAGCTTTCTGACTCGGTTGTCTTCACTTCCTTTGTTGTTTTTGAGGACGAGGATGTCTTTGATTTCTTTGTGCCAAATGGGAAAATGGACAGTAGCTGATCCTCCTCTAATACCGTTTTGCGTACAGCATCTGACAGTTGATTCAAATTTTTTAAGGAAGGGGACAACACCTGTGTGCTGAACTTCTCCCCCACGGATTTTAGAATTGATTCCCCTGATGCGGCCTGCGTTAATACCGATTCCAGCCCTCTGTGCGACATATTTGCCAATAGCCATATCAGAGCTAAAGATACTATCGAGGGTGTCATCACTATCAACCAAAACACAAGATGCATATTGACGAATAGGGGTTCTAACTCCTGCCATGACTGGCGTTGGGATGTTGATTTTGTGTCTGCTGATTGCTTCGTAGTAGCGTCTGACATAATCTAACCTTGTTTCTTGTGGATAATCTGAAAACATTGTAGCAGCGATCATCATGTACATGAACTGAGGTGTCTCGAAGACATCACCAGTGCTGCGATCTTGTACAAGATATTTATCGACCACTTGTCGAAGTCCTGCATAAGTAAACAGGAAATCTCTATCGTGATCAATGTAACTATCTAGCGTATCAATTTCATCATCAGAATATTTCGTTACAATCACTTTATCATACACACCCTTTCTAACACATTGAGTAATATGATCACCAAGATTAGGGTGATCCTTCATGCGTCCATAAAGATTCTTTCTAAGTCCAAAAAGTAAAAGTCTTGCAGCAACATACTGATAGTTTGGAGCATCAAGATCAATAAGATCACTGGCAGACTTAACAAGAATCTCTTGGATCTCAGCAGTTGTAATTCCATCAAAGAATTGTACACCTGAATTAATCTCTACCTGAGATGCAGATACACCTGCAAGATCTTTACATGCTTCTTCTACCATTACATGCATTTTCTGAAGATCTAATGGTTCAATAGAACCATTTCTTTTCTTAACATTAGTGCCGTTACTCATTGTTGTTTCTGTCTTGTATTTTGAAGTTAAATGATAATGATATTCTTGTTTCGTCTGATTGATTCCTAGTTACAGAATGATCTACGAAAGAAGGAAAAAGAATAAATGTTTTTTCCTCTGGTTTAAAAGCATTCCTACCAGGATGATATGGATTTGCTGAAGGGTGGAAGACAAGTTGTCCAGAACCCTCTGGAACCTTAACATAATACACAGCAGAAACATCTGCTGGATAATGTGAGTGTTGATTAGTACTCATATTTTTTTCATGAATATGAGACCAGCAATCCAGAAGTATTAAATCTAACTGGGTAACACCTTTAAAAGCTTCTGCCAATTCTTTAATAATCTCTTGGACTACAGGAGATTCAGGACATCTAGTATCCTCATAGTGACTATTGATTGGATTGTCATCCAATCTATAAGACTTTAATTTCAAGATGTCATCGACAAGTCCATCTAAATCTACAGTAGACTTCCCTTTAAGGACTTCTAGTTTAGATATTGAATGTACTTCTATACTTTTTTCCATTCGGTAAATTTAACTTTGGCTTGTAGACCTGAGTATGTATTAGATTCTAGCAGATCCATGATCATATGTCCATTAACAACCATGTCATTAATGTCTTTCTCCCACATACCACTTGGCCAGATAACTACTTTCTCACCTCTATCGATGGTGTCTGAGATCCGTTGAACGATCTCACGATTCCTCGGCTCGTTATCATAAACCCAAATAGGATCGCTAACACCCCACTTCCTAACATCACCGTCTGCACCGCACAGAGCAATGCTATTTGGAACGAACGAACTGTCGAACGGTCCCTCTGTAATATAGACTGGAGTTCCTCCTCGGAGGTTATCCAATCCGTAGATCTTTGGTGCGTCATCTTGAAGAATGGTTGTGATGTATTTAACAGAACTTGGACCTAGACTTCTTCCCTGAAATCCGATCAGTTCTTTTTTATAATATAAAGGTATTACTATCCTTGGTTCTTCCTTAGAATTTGACGGAAAAGTAGGTTTATAACTGTTAACAAACTCACAAAATCTTTCCGCATAATAAAAAAGAGTAGGGTCTAATGCCCTACTCTCTAAGTAAGTTCTAGCTGAAGTAACCTCTGAGCAAAGAGGAAGATCTATCTTATTATTAAAGACAGGTTTTTCAAACTCAAACTTAGGTTCCTCCGCAGGAAAATTCTTTCCTGTAAATCCAGACTTAAACTTCTCCATAGTATACTTACCATGAAGAACTCCATCTAACTTCTTAAGGAAGTTATTTAAAGACATAGAAGCACCACAGTTGTGACACTTATAGTTAGTATTGGTTTTGACTTGATAGAAATATCCTCTAGCTTTGTTCTTGTGCTTCTGGGAATCCCCACACAAAGGACACCTAAAATTGTAAAGATTGTTCTTTACCTTTTTAAACTTATCCAGACGAGCAGAAACTAGACCAATATACTTTGAATCAATTAGATCCATTCACGAAGGTTTGCTCTGCAGATATTGTAGCACCTCCTATCATGTTAGTCAAGATTTTCGATCCGATTGGACTAACGATGAAAGATATAACAGCAAGAGCACCACAAATAGTCCACATCTTCTTCTCCATGACCTGTAGGCGGTCATCAACCTTTCGTATATCCCTTTCACAACCTTTCTTAATCTCCTCTGCTTTACGGTTTACTTCACGATGGACTGAATCCACCTTCTCAAACAGTACAGCATCTATTCTATCTTGCTTATCAAGCTTCTCATTATGAACAGCAAGTAGCTCCCCCATCTTTGTGGAGTTGTCAGAGAGTTTATCTACTACTCTCTCTAACCTTTCTAGAATGGCAGTATTTACATCCATCTCTTTCTAGATCCTGCTCCCCCATAAGCATATCTCTTCTGGGGTTTCTTTTTCTTCTTACCTAAACCTTTATCATAACCTGCTACTGGTCCTTTTGCATCAGAACTACCACTAAAACCACCACTCTGACCAACAGCATTGCCAGCCATCATTTCTTCAGTGAATTGTTTAAAAGGTTTCATAGTTGACGCAATTGCTCTAAACAAAATTCATCATCTAATACTCTATTTAGTCCTGAAGGTGGATAAGTTGATACCCTTCCAAGATATGTTAGGAAACTCTTAGTACATGACCAGAGATCCTTATCCAGTTTAAAATATAATAAGGGGACTCCAGCATCACCAAATACATTAAAAAGAACAATGAAGTGGTTGAGGATAAGATGAGTCCTCAACTCTCCAGTGTTCCTGTATCTTTTTAACAATCGTTTTATATACTTTATTCGCTTTAAATCATCATAGAAATCGTCCTCAGTCACAGCCTGGGGATTATCATAATTTTTAATAGCGAATAGGAGATAATTGTTATCGTTCAGTTCATCAAATCTCATTTACATATTATTCGTCAGTGGGGTATGGTAGACTTCCAGTTGTGATTCCACTCATTGCTACGAGGGTCTCTTTCTTAACTCTCAGTGAACCATGCATATCTATATATGTGGTTACTCCGACCCAACCAACATGGTCTACTTTGTAAGCACCTGTATTCTCAGTTGCTGTACCATAGACTAATGCGTCAGCATCAGATCTTCCTTCCTGATATACACTGTCTAGTACCGAACTCTTAGGTAGTTCAGTGACATAATACGAAGTTGCTGCAATACTTGTTGCACTTAATCCATCTGTTGTATCGATGGTTAACACTCGGTCACTAGTAATACCCGTTATTACTGCTGCACCGTAGTGAGTTCCGACACCGCCTCTAGCACCAACTCGAATGACTTGCCCAACGGACACATCGTTCGTGAAAGTTGTACCAGTACCAGTTACAGTAGTACCGCTTACTGCGATAGTACCGAATGTCGTAATATTATCATTTGAACCCCAGAGAGCCATGTGTCTGTCCCAGTTACGATTTTTATCTTTAAGTATTTATAATATTAAGTCCCCAGTCCTTTACCTTTTTTATAGTTAGACTCACTACCATACCTTGCTACAGTGTTAGTATAATCCTGAGTAGATTTAAATCCTGCCTTCTTTGCCCTATCAGCATACGCTCTTTTAGACTTTAACTTATCGATCTTTTTCTGCAATCCTACATTCTTTTCATCAGACTTAGCACCTTTAACTTTCTTTCTCTGCCCTTCAGGTTTACCAGTCTCTTTACGGATCTTACTTCTAACAAAGTTAAGTGCCTTATCTTTACTACCACCCTTTTGAACTGGACTACCTGCCCTCTTATTTAAAGAACCAGTATTCTTTCCAGTCTCTTTCGCATGACGATTCAACTCTGTTATAGGATCAGGCAGCAAAAGATCTGTGACCTCATATGCCTCGTCACTACCTGCTTTTAAAAGATATAATTTATCAGTGTCCTCTATCGTTAAGGTTTTTTTTTTAAATCCTCTTCTTCCTTCATGTGATCTGCTTTCTTATAAAGAGGTTCTCCTGTCTTGACATTCTTCTTATTTCTATTCTGCCATGCAGGAGTATTACCTTTCTTGTCAGCATTAGTTAAGGTATACTGTTTCTCACTAAGATACTTATTATTATACATTGCATAGATCTGACCAACAATTGAATTCTCCTTTATGTCAGGATTAATTTCAATCTTATTCTTTACACTCTTCTCTACAATTTCTTTCTTCTTCTCATCAGAAGTAGTTGCATCTTCTGATTTGTGCAATGCTTTTGCTTCTTCTAATTCTTCTTGCTCCTTTGCTAATTTCCTAGCAAGTTGTGCTTCTTCAATTGCTTTCGCAATATCAAGTTTACGCCTTTCAGCAGGACTTACCTCCTCTACGACCTCTTCAATTTTTTCCGTGAAGACATTACTCTTACTTGCAGTAAAAATTTCTTCTACAGTTTTATCAATAGATTTAGTCATCTCAACTGGTCGCAACTATTTTCTGTTATTATTTATAAATGACCTGATCTTCTCTGCTGGAGTAAGTGCCTGAACATACTCTCTATAGGAGTCAGTACCCACTTCTCTCTTAGATGCAACCACACCTGAAGGTGGTTTAGATTCCATGATATCGTTGATCCAACTCTTGAACATTATACCCTGCTCATTCACTGCTATGACATAGTTTGTACCCTTTCTAAGTACACGACCAATTAGTCCAGTATTAAGATTTTCAACTAGTGTTCCTATATTAAATATACTACCTGAAATAAAATGTTCTCTTAAAGATTTGAAGTCTAACTTAGGAGCAATCTGCCACAATTCTATACCTTCTTTAGTAGCAACTGCTTTCTTACCAATAGATTTCTGAACTGTATTAAACAATTCCTGTGCTACTGAACCCTTTGCTGCTTTAGGTAATCCTTTTTTAAATGCTTCAAAATCTCCATCTGCTGCTAGAGCTCGAAGTTTGGAAGCAGACATACCCTCTGTCCCTTCAGCATCGGGATCCCTGTCCCCTGCTGATATGACATTAATCGCATCAAAATTATAGAGTTGCCCGTTGTATTTGTTGGCAAGACTCTCAAACTCTTTTTGTCTATCACTGCCAACCACGAGATTAATGGACTGGTATCCTTGGGTATCGGCATGTTTTAAAGCATCAATGATTGTACGAATAGATTGATCGTATATTATATTACTACTGTGATCAGGGAAAAGTTTCTTCATAAAAAGAACTTTATCCTCTGCACCTATAGGATTCTTATCGTTATCTTCTGAGTGTGATGGGTAAACAGTATATGCTTCACCTTCTGCTGTATCTTTAATCTTACTTAAAAGTTTTTCGTGGCCAAGCGTCGGTGGGTTAAACCTACCAAAACCAAGAGTAAGCGTTCCTCTTGTTTTTTCCACTTCTGGTTGTTCCTCTGTAGGGGACACTTCTTCAGGTGCTGAACCCTTTGCAGGTGGCGGTGGTATTTCTGGAACCATTTGCCGTGCTGCAGATCCTGGTCTTGTAGGATCGGTTTCATCTGCTGGTTTTCTGCCACTATTAAATACTAAT